CATCTTCTTCTAAAAGCTCCACCATTTTATTAAGATACCAGATAGCTTTACGGGCATCTTGTACTGGTTTATCTTTATTAAACAGCCTTGATCCTGTGTATTTTAACACGTTTCCGTGGCAATAGTTAACTGCTCCTATTGGCCCCAACACATCAACAATGTAATCTATTGTTTCTATATCGCCATTGTTATAATGAGGAGGGTGATCTACTGCCTCTGTAATAGCATTAGAGGCTTTGTTCCAACCTGTACTGCCGGTGTCCCATTCAGTATCAGCCAAAGTAAAATGTATTGTATTATTAGTCATCAAACTCATCTCTCTTTTTAGGGTTAATCCAATCGTCAGGTATCGACTCGCGGCTATACCATCTAAAACCGTTAGCGGTTGCCCACTCACCGTGACTTCTTTTAGTTCCATCCTTACGTCTTTTAGCTTGAGGCATGGGGGAGCTAGGATTAGCAAACAAAAACACTAGCTCTTTATTTTTAGGCAGAGCTTTCTTAATCCAAATATACTTACTGAACTCTGCGTAATCCCAGAACCTTCCTTTAGCTTCAAGCAAAATTAACGTGCCGTCTATAGTCTTTACAAAATCAGGATGGTATTTATGCTCAACAATATAATCAACAGTATCAGGGTGAAACTTCCAACCTTCTAGTATAGTTGTGTGTAGCTCATACTCAAAGGTAGAGTCGTAACCTTTAGTTAAATCTTTCTCAACCGGGCGTTTAACTCTAGGCTTGCGGAATCCTTTTCTAATTTTTGTCAATGTATTGTTGCTCCTCTTTTTTCTATTTCTGCATCTAAATAAATATTAAGATCTTTTAAATATTGTACATCTACATCTACAAGTTCTCCGTCATTATATAAATAACTACCTATAGTAATTAAAAGAGTTTCAAGTTCCATTTCTTTTATGTGCTTCCATTTTTCAATAGCCATTGGACTAACCCCAAGTCTATGCTGTTAATTTTAAGATTAGGAAATGCACGTAACAGTTTCTTTATTTTATTACTCACCCACTTAGGATGGTACGCGCTTAAATACATTGTTCTTTCAGATATGTAATGCGTCTGTGTAGGCATATAGTTTAACACGTTAGAAAGATTTACTTTTGCAGCCTCTTCATCTGAAAGTAAACCCTTTAACCATGTAACTAAAACAGGCTTGACTTGTTTTCTTATTTGTTTAGCTTTTTTATTATTCATAATATCTCCGGTACATTAGGCTCTGATTCTACTTTAGTAAAATATACTACGCCATTAGCATACTTATAACTTTTAAGACCTTCCCCTTCATTAGAATCTTTAAAGCATTCGTGTTTGTATTTGCACCAAGTACATCCTTTAGCTAACTTCATGTTACCTTTCTTACCGTCAGGAATAGGGGAATAACAAAACCCCGGCGGTTCTTCTTTATCTAAAGCTGTCAATAAAGATTTTATTTTAAAACTAGCGTTAGGCTTTTCTAAATCTTCTGGTCTGCAAAGACACAACTCTCCAGACTCTTTGTTCATAACTAAGAACCCGCCGTTAAAAGTATTCTCTGCTTCTTCGTAAGCGGCAAGCTGTGCTAAGTAACCAAAGGGATCGTCTTCCGATAGGTTACCCTGACTAAATTTTCTAAAAGCAAAGTTAGATGCAGTCTTAACATCAACTACTTCCCCGTCTATCTTACAGTCCATGTGGCCTACAATGCCATTGAGGTTAACTTCTTTCTGTTCATCTGTTACTTTATGCTCTGTCATACGCACTAACATTAAAACTATCTCTTCTAGTAAGTGACCATAAAGAAATTTAATTTGCGTAGAGCCGTTCACATATTTAGAATTAGTATCTCTTTTTTCATACCACAACTGTCTAGCGGGTTTACCTATGTTAGACATACGAACCGTAAAGTTTTTATCTCTTACTGTAGGGTTAGACCAAGACATAAGAGCATCTTTAATACCTGCTAAAGTTTTATCTATATCGCTTTCTGATATAGGGAGAGGCTTACCTTCAGATAACTTATCTAAATGTTCGTATATATCAGGTATTAAAGTATCTAAAGTTTTCATTCTCGATGCTCCACAAATCTAAGTTTTCTAGTGATTGAATTGTAGTGCAAGTATTGTACACCTAATTCTTTTTGTATGTCTGTTCTGCCTGACAATCTAGAATCTTTGTAAGACTTAACATCTATTAGTTTAAGTGTTCCATCAATATGTAGCGCAATCATATCTATAGGGCCAGTACACCCGCAGTTTTTAAATACTTGATAGTCATTATCCCACAGCCACGTAATTGCATAATGTTCTGCAAGGTCACCTACTCTACTAGTATCAGTGCGTTTCATACCAGTTATCTCCAATCTTATACTCACCATCTAAAGGACAGTTAAGTTTAAAAGTACAAGTAGTTTCTCGTAAAGCTTGAACACCCAAGCGGCCTACAACATCTGCTTGATCTTCTCTAACTTCAAGCTGCCACTCATCGTGTACATTGGCAACAAACTTAGCGTCTATACCTTTAGCTTTTATTTTATCATTTAAATAAATCAAAGCTTGCTTCATTACAATAGCCCCGTTACCCTGAAGCAAAGTGTTTAAAGCGGCGTGTTCTGACCTAACAGTAAGCTTACGGCCATCTAATGCTTTAATTGATCCGCTTGCAGCTTCTCTTGATACTCTATCTTTAAGAGTTTTAAATGATGGGAGACTACTAAAGAAGCGTTCTCTAAGTCGCTTACCTGCTTCTCTATTTCCTCCAACCACACTCCCAAGCTTTGCATCTCCTGCTCCGTAGTTAAGGGCATATATGAAAGTTTTTGCCTGATCTCTTGATTTAAGTCCAGCAAGTTTTTGATTGGCTGTGTGAATGTCTCCATTAAGTATTTCATTTGTGTATGCCTCGTCGTTCATTTCGTGAGCTAACATTCTAAGTTCAAGTCCAGAAGCATCAATGCCTACTAACTTATATCCTTTAGGAACTATCCAACAACTCCGACACTCTGGCCCATAAGGAGATTTAATGCTAGGAATTTGAGCCATGTTAGGATGAGAGTGGGTCATTCTAGATGTTACTGCACCATTAGGATTAACATAACCGTGTACTCTATCTGTATTGTCATCTACTTCTTTAAGCCAACTTTTAATTTGAGCTAATCTTTTCTGAAGCATAAGATACTTAGCAATCATAGCCGCTTCAGGTATGTTTTTAACTTTATTTAAAGTGCCTTCATCTACAATTGGTTGTCCTGTGGGTGTACGGTTCTTAGGCTTCCAACCAAACTCTACTAGATACTCGCCTATTTGTTTACGTGAACCTAAATTAAAATCTATTACTGTGGTTCTAGTAACTTTACCATGCTCTCTTATAGTATCGTATTCTTTTTCTGTAAGACGGACACCGTTCCCTTCAGAATCAACGGCGGTCTTAGCTGTTGTTCCAGACTTAGTATATTTAGGAATCAATACATTTTTAATTATTTTAGGTTTAAAAGTTTCATGTACCTCTGACTGTACTTGTTCTATTTTTTCTTGTAATTTAGCTACAAGAAGCATACATTTCTTTTGGTCAAGAAGAAAACCTGTGCGTCTTTGTTGATCTATAATTTTAGCTACTGAATGCTCAAGCTTAACAGCGTGTACTGTAAAACCTTTGCTTTCAACTTTAAGTTTATTGTAAACTCTTTTATTTAATTTAACATCGTTAATACAATACTCTAACATTTCAGGGGTATATTTATCCCATGCTGCTTCTGAGCTACCATAGTTTCCTTTTTTAAATCCAAGTCGATAGCCCCAACTTTCTAAACCGTGACCTCCTTCTCTAGTGGGGTGAAACAATCTAGACAATACTAAAGTATCGATAGCTTTAATGGATGAAAGACTTATCCCAGTTATAGATTCTATAGCTGGGATGTCATAGCCTAATATGTTATGACCTATTAGTTTAGAAGACTTTAAAAGAAAGTCGCATCCTTCTTTTATCTGAGTGTTGTCAAAAGAATATATCTTTTTAGTATCTACATCCATAGCTACGATGCAGAAAATTACAGTTGGTTCCAATCCGTTAGCTTCTATATCAAATAATATATTCATAGCTCTAACTCATCTATATCGTGGTGGTCAATTTCCTGAAGTCTCCCGGTAACATTACAATAAAGTAACCGTGTGGCTACGCCAACATCACCAGTGTATCTAGATTTTAAAACTCTAACCTTAGTTGTAGATGCTTCCAGTGCATCTTCGGACTGTTGATTGCGCTCTAAAGATATAACGCAATCGCTCAGTTGAGCAATACTTTGACTACCTCTAAGATGAGAAAGCCCTGTTTCTATTCCATTCTCATGGCCCCGATTACCTTCAACCCTTCTTAGA